CTCGTTTTTCCGGTGCCAGGAACCCTATAAATGAATTACGGGTCAGATACGGATTCATCATTTCACCCAGAGCACCCGGTACCCGGAATATCGGAACCGTTTTCTTGTTTACAGCTTCTTTGAATAGTTCAGGTTTACTAAACGGAAGGATGTATGTAGAAACAGTCTCTGGTACTCTAAAATCTTCTACTTCTTTTAATGCTGATGAGACATCAGTGTTTTCTATTTTCTTGGTTAGTGTCTCTAATGCTTTCTTTTGAAAGTACTCTTTTGCTTTGTCCAGAACAAAGTCTTTTTGAATACCCTTACTCGCTATACCCTCTGCTTTTTTCAGCACCTTTGACAACATGGTAGCTTCTTCTTCTGAAAGAGTCTCACCCTCTACCTCTTTCAAAAAGAGATCCTGTATATGTATTCCGGGTGCCCGTTCATACACTTCAAAATATGACAAACACCAGCCCAGTATTCTATCTGATTTAGGATCAGTGAATAAACCAGGTTGATATATATCAGAAAAATCCAGCAAAAAACCGTCATCGTATATGGCGGCGGCTATGATCTTTATTTCTTTTTCATCTGAAATACGTTTTCGTTTAATCATCGTTCAACTCTAGCAATGTTGTCATATCCCTAAGACGCCTGAATAATCTCTCATCTAGGTTGTCTACCTTATTTAGGGTAACAGAAGTATACTTCTCTTCCGAGTATCGGTAATCTATGATTCTATACCAGCACTCAAATACCCAGTCCGTAAGCCTCTCTGCGCCTAGATCATCTATGAATAGATAAGGTACGTTACTTATCTGCTTCAATAACTTGCTGCCCCGATCTGGGCTGTCTCGTACCTCTGCAAAAAACATCGGAGCTTTAATCCATGCACAATGCCTGGATAAAAATAGATGCTCTTTAACTAGAGCGGCTAGTAAATGAGTCTTGCCTGTGTCTACAGGACCCATAATAAAGTAAGGTCTGTCTATATCAAGTTTAAGTTTAGGAAAATCTGATATCCAGGCGTCCAGGTATCTGGACGGTACACCCACGTTCTTCATTCTGTTTTGTATATGAGGTGCTATAGACTCTCGCCTGCGTTTTTCAAAACAAGAAGGACATATATGATAATCGTCTTTGAATTGAACCTTTATAGCATCGTTCTTATTGCATATAGGACACTTCATTTCTTCTCCTTCCATTTTTTCATCATTCTATGAACACTGTTCGTGTCTCCTACTGCATTCGTAGGCAGTGTTGTTTTCATAGATCGGTTATAGGCACCGTCCAGTACCTTAACAAAATTCTCTGGATGCATCAACCAGGATAAATTAAACCATCCTTTATCGTGCAGCCATGTAGATTTTTGTATCATGCAAAAACAAGTTTTCCAGGTATCCGGAGGAAATGTATTGAGATTTTTGGTTATCTTTCTGCGTAAAGAATCTGATAGGAATGAGCATGGAACCATATTGTATTCTTTAGCAAGACAGTTCCACAACCCGTATATCTTGTCAGCAGTGAGTTTCCCTACGAATATATTCTCAATACAACTATCCAGTCCAGAAGAATCAACAATAATAGAACCATTGCTATGCTTTCTTAATATCTTTTCCTTCATAAAACCCTAACTCCTTCATTAATTTACGGGCTTTGTCAGGAGGTATTTCTGCAGGATCGGCATATCCTGTCAATTCTACAATCTCTACATCTGTTATACAACAAAGTCTTTTTGCCATGTCCATTGATCGTCTCTTTGCAGGTTTGTCATTATCAAACAAGATAAACACCTTGTTTAAGGTCGACAATAGTTCTACCTGTTCTGGGGAAAATCCTAGACCCATTGTAGAAACAGCACCCGGTCCTAATCTCCAGGCATCAAAAATACCTTCTACAACGACCGCTTTTCTTAAACTGTGTGTCCAGCCATATAAAACAGATCGGCAGGACAAAGCCTCTCTGTCCTTCGGACATTTTAAGTACCTAGGTTCTTCTTCTGTTATGTTTCTGGCTGTCCAGGAAACCAGAATACCGTCCCAATAGATCGGAATGATAACCCGTTGTCCTATCGGAGCGTATGCCGGTGTTCCTTTTATATTATACAATTCTACTAATTTTTCAGGAACAAAGCCTCTATCATGTAAATATTTCTTATGTCTTTTGCTTAAATCTGTACTACCTGCAGGCAGTTTGCACTCTCCTGCAATCTCTCTTGTCCGTACAGGTACTACAGATCCGTCCAACAAGAACCTGTTGCTGTATTCTCTGACATACGAAACAGGTTTATGCAAGACGAGTGATAGAGCATTCCATGTAGGGTGTGATCCGCAAGCATAACAGTTAAAATGTTGGCCTAAAATATTCCATCCTAGATGATACTTACCGTCATTACAGAAAGGGCACTGTAATTGAATCCAGCCTTCACTACAATGAACATCTCCGGATGTCTTAAACGGAATATTACTCGCTGATAAGAGTTTTTCTAGGTCTATTCTTATCATAAAGAGTTCACATACCCTTCTATCTCTTTGAAGGTTTCATTAACACGTTTAACTTGCCAGCCTTGATCATATAACCAGGTCCTGATTTCCGTTTTTGTCAACCTGGTAAAGGTTCCGTTTAATATTGTACTGCATACATAAGAAGCATCTTCGGAGAGGTCCTGCAAATGAAAATCAGATAACTTACCTGACATGATAATCTCTTGCAGAATATCCGATAATGGTTCGGTTACACGGAGCATAGAGCTCACCGCTTTTGAGTTAAATCTGGATGTCAGCATTTGATAAAAGTATGTGGAAAACAGAACACCCTTGTCTGGATCAAACCGATCCTGTGCTTCTTTGAAAATTAGGAACCCGTCCTGTATAAGATCTTCTATCTCCCTTCCGACAATACCTTTCCTTGAATACTGAAATGCTTTTTGCCTAACCATGTTGAGAACGTCGTCGAATTCCATCACTAATCCTCCAGTTTTGATAGAAGTTCTGCTTCAGAAACTTCTTCGCCATTGACCACTTTAGAAATAATCTCTGTTTTTCTATCCACAGCATTCATCATTCTGGTCTCTATTGAGTCCTTTACCAGTATGTAGAATGCTATCACCTTTTCTGTTTGCCCTATTCTGTTAAGCCTGTCCTCTGCTTGTCTAATCTCAGCCGGAGTCCAGGGTATCTCAACAAATAGAACATAATGACTCGCTGTAAGCGTATGTCCTACTCCGGCGGCTTTCAAATTGCCTAAAAGCAACCAGCATGTAGGGTCCTCTTGAAATCGTTTCTTTTCTAGTTCGCGTTTTTGTCCAGTAATGGATCCGTCAATCACTGCACATCCAGGGTACCGTTTGCTTAACTCGTCTATGATGCTTCTATGATGTGCAAACACGACCAGTTTATTACCCGTCATTTTAAAGTCATCTATCCATTCAAAAACATAAGGTGTCTTAATCCTGAGACATTCTTGTCTCGCTTCTTCTAGTTCCGACATGTCCTTCGGTTTAGAAATAGTTACATTACCTTCTATCAGGATAAGTTTTCTGGTCACTGGATCCAGTTCTGGTAATACATCCTCCTTTCTGCGCCTGAGCATAATACCAGTGTCTTTGGTGAGAAGCTGATATAATTCCTCTTCATTAGAAGATCCTTTGAAGTTCCATCCAAATCCATTGTATTTAGGTTTGCAGTATTTCTGAGCAAAGGCCCAAAAATCTGAAAACAAACCAGGTTCCAGCATCCGAAGCACTCTATAGAATTCTATAGGTGCATTTACGATAGGCGTCCCTGTTAACGCAATAAAACAACCCGCAATCTTTATGATCTTTTGGAATGCCTTGGTGCGCTTGCTCTTACCATTCTTTAGATAATGAGCTTCGTCTGCTACTACAATATCAGGTCCCCATACTCTAATCTTGTCTGCCCAGAACTGAAGGATTTCGTAATTAGAAATGAGTACTGTTGCATCTTCCGGTATCGGGTAGGGTTTAGTTCCTTCCAGTATGCAGGGTACTCTTTCCGGTGTCCATTTTTCAAACTCTCCTTGCCAGTTCCATTTTAGTGTTGCAGGAACCACAATAAGAGCTTTCATTTCTGGATGAAGTCTTAAATACCCTAATACTTGGATTG